ATATTATCCCAAAGACCTTTTGAATCATCACCTTCAACTAAAAAAGTAGCATCTAATTTTTTCATTACTGATGCAAAGTTCTCTATAACTAGCGTTTCCTTTTCGTTTCTAATTACACTATTTGGTTTTATATGTTTTTTCATAACTATTTCTTTAATAATAAATATTAATCTATAATTAAGAAAGCCATACATTGTACAGCTTTCTTAATAAAATAACATTAATTTTTTTAGAATAATAAGATTGCTCTATCGAATCTAAGTGTTGCTGTAATATCAGCGATTGAATCATCATCCATTGATAATTCACCAAACCCAACATTAGTTAACATTGTCCCTTGAAGCACCCACTTTTCGATTACCACACCAGTAGGGTCAAGCATCTCCAATTCAACATCTTTTTTATAACCAGCGGCATAACCTTGCCTACCTGTAATTGATTCAGAGTGAAGTCTTACCCACTCCATAATTGCCTGTGCAGCAGAAGGACCAATTGGGTCTCTGAATGTCACATCGATTGAACTCCATTTGAATCTACCGATTACCCATGTAGATGTGTTAAGGAATGGAATTTCCACTTCATCTTGTTCTATTGATGGTCTAGAAGCAGAAGCTAACCACCATTCTTGGATACCTAAATCCGCTGGAAATCTTAGGAGCCATCTGTTCTTTCTTTTAGGTTCATAAGGAACAGGCATTTTCATTAATAAATCGGCCATAATATTGTTTTTTAAATTTTCTTTCTGTTATTTAATAATAAATACATAGAAACTTAGTTTTTCGAAAAACTTTTATCTTTGTATCTTACTATAAATATTAATAAGTTTAAAAAAAGCACTAAAAAACTTGGACTAAGTGTTTTTTATTATTATATTTGTATCATATTAAAATATAAACATATGAAAAACATATTAACAACAATATTTTTAATGGTTAGTTTAGTATCATACTCACAAGAATCTGATTCGTTCACAGATAGAGAATTAGTTATGGTTAATGAAATTAATGTATTAAGGGTAAATCCTTTATCTTATATCCCTAAAATTGAGAAATACATTTCAATGTGTAATAAAAAATTAATGATGGTTGCTGATGGTGGGTTAGTATCAAACACTAACATTAAAGGACAAATTCTTGCAGCAGAAGAATTAATCGAAGTATTAAGTGCTACTAAACCATTAAATGAATTGGTTGCAAATCACGATATGTACTTAGTAACTAAAGCACATGGAGAATACTTGAAATCCATTAACAGTTCTTCCCATGAGAGCTCTAATGGTGATTTAGCACCAGAAAGAATGTCTAACGCTAACGTTGATAACGTAACTGAAAACATTGCTAATGATAACGGAATGATTACCCCTACTATCGTAATGTTGTTAGTTGATGCTGGAATTAAATCTAGAGGTCACAGAACTAATTTGTTAGACCCTAACGCTAAGTTCATATCAGTATATACTAATGGTACTACTTGGATTCATAATTTCGCAAATTAATTTTGAAATGAACACTTTAATGATTTACCATTAACCTTACATTTCTTAAGTTTAAATTTCTTAGTTGTTTTACTTAAGGGTTTACCACCGTTAAGTTTAATAGTCCCACTATTCATATTGTTAACTCTAACTAATTCATATTTAACTTTTTCTATAACCTCGAAAGCTTTTTCTTCCTTTTGTGGTTTAGGTTCAGTAACTGAATTAATTCTTACTTTAACGTATCTATATTTTGATGTTTCTTTTCTAACCTGTTCTCTTTCTTGTGATGTCATTGTTCTTGAATAAACATCTGGACCTTGTTCTGGTAGTGCATTTATAGACATATCAGCAGATACACCAATACTAGTTAAATACTTTTGAACCCCCACACCCCTAAGTTTTGCTAACTTTTCATTACCCATTTTTATTGGTTCGGTATCTGTTGATGATTCTATTTGTATTGAAGTTATGGTTCCACCCATCATAAGGATAGTCTCAATAGTACTTTTTAACTCAGATGAAACACTATCAGCTAAATCAAACGTACCAGTCTTAAATATATTAGCATCAAATACAATCTCCACAGAGTTATCTAATTCAATTTTATCTTGTGGTGTCCAAACAGTATCTTGTGTTACTTCAATATCAGATACTGCATAACCTTGCCTTACTTTACTCTTAACCATTTTTTGGTTTTTAGTATTATAAATCTGAACATTTGATACAAGACCTTTCTTTTTAGCTGCGTTTTCTAAATTAGTTTTAATTTGGTCAGCATTAGCTTGAATCTTATCCATGGCGTTCTCTAGACCACCTTTTTCTAACGTATTAGCTAGTTTATCTATATTAGGCCCCTCTAAGGTACTCTCAATCTTATTAAGAATATCAGCGTTATTTAAAGCGTTCTCGGCTGTTTGTGCGTTAGAACCAGTTAATCCTACACCCATAAGCATAGCTGCCCCTAAAACAACTTCTTTCCACCCTTCCTCAAGAACTTCTTTATTAGGATGGTTAGCTTCGTTTATATAAACAATCAATACTTCTAATTGTGATTCTGATATCAATAATTTCATATTCTTATCTTTTTATATAAATACTATTATAAAACAAAAAAGAGGCTATATAAGCCCCTTTCTTGTTTATTGTATATGTTAATATTAAATATCCTCAAATGATGCCCCAGTGTTCATTACATTGAATTCTACGCAAATAAACTCTAAGGCTCTAGTTGGCTTAATGAATATTCTACCACAAAGTTCATTTCTATCAATTGCTTCTGGGTCATCGTCAAGCACTACTCTAAAGTCTGTAAGTCCTCTCTCACTTCTGATGTTATCTAATATTGGATTAACAAGTGATAAGAATTGATTTCTTACAATATCATCGTTTTGCTCGAATAGAAGTCTTATAGATACAGCAGAAATAAGTTTTCTAGCTTGTAATAAAAGTCTTCTAACGTTAATTCTATCAAGAGCACTTTCTTTAATTTGAAGTGTTTTATTACCCCAAATCTTAATACCTTCTGTTGTGAAAGTTGCGATTGGGTTAATTCTCGCCTCATAAAGCGTATCTCTCATTGCTTGAGTTAATTTAACTCTTGCTTTAATAGCACTAACATCACCTCTTTGAACTCCAGCAACTGCAAACCACGGGAATGCAATATTATCAGTTAAAGCGATGTTTCTCACCACATCTCTTGTTGGTGGAACATAGATATATTGATTATTCTCAGAGTCATTTATTTGAATCCATGGCCAGTACGTTGCAGTATAGTTACTATCAAACATACCATCTAATGTATCCGCAGTATCTTCTGCTAATAATGTATCACCAGCTGAATCAGTATCTGGTGTTGTAACAATATAAAGAGAATCCGCTCTATCTTGTTCAATCATCTCGATAGTTTCTTCAACTAAGTTAGTATTGTCAGTTGTATCAATACCTGGAGTTGCAAACACATTAATGTTAACAGCTTCTGGGTTATTGAATGTCCAGATACCTTCTAAGTATGCATAGTAATCAGAATTTATTCCTGTATCACCATTAGTAAGTGCTATATTTGAGAACGTACCATTTAAAAGTCCAGCTTGCCCTCTAGTACCGTTGATAATGTATTTATCTTGGTTTGTTCTTCTAGTTCTGTAAACATCCCAGCCATCAAAACCACCATAAGGTGCGAATGTGAATTTTCTAGCGTAAACTTTCTCGTAAGGAGTACCTTCAATACCAGCATCAGTTCTAAACTCAGCATCACCCGTATCGAATAAGTAGATTGGAGAGTAAGTACCACCTGTATTATCTACCACAATCTCTACATTATCAATTGTTGCACCAGTAGCATCTATATCCATATGGAAACCTTGTGTTAATCCAGTCCACATATTTATCTCAGACGAGTTAGGAACGCCTTTATAATCGAAGAAATCTTGGTCAATACCAACAGTGTCAGAAAGTCCTAAGTAAATCTTACGCTTGTTTTCAAATGTACCGTAATTAGTTTTATACTCTAAATCTGGTAAACCAACATTTGTATTCCCATTAAGTGTATAATCTCTCACTGGGTAACCAACGAAACCAGCTGGGAATGCATCAGAAGTATCAGATTCCTCTTCTAACTCAACTAAGATATAGTTTGATTTAGACGGGAAGTCACCGTTAAGTGTACCGATTTTTTTGGCGATATACCCGTTAGATGATGGGTCCATTGTACATTTAGAGAACTTCTCTAAAATAAGTGGTTTAGCGTCAGTATCAGAGTAAACTCTAACTACAACATCAAATTCTTTATCATCTGGTTTGATGTTAGTAATTGACATCTTAAATTCTTTGTTTGCTGCATTACCATCAGAGATAGTATGAAGTCTAAACAATCTAAGTAAGTTCGTACCACGAAGCTCAGACACAACCCATGGAGTGATAGCGTTAGCGTATTCATATTTGTAATCATCAAATGCATCACCGTACTCGATAAGAGTTTGGTTAACACCTCTAATCTTACCTAAATCGTTTGCATCTTCAAACATATCCAAGAATAATTCTTCTACAAATACCGCAGTATCACCATCTTGTGCTGCACATCCTAATACTCTTTTAAGGTAGTTTTTCTTAGTCTTATCAAGAGATAATGAGTAAGATAGAGCACCTTGAGTCGTACTTGTAGCAGTAAGTCTAAAATTACCTAATGGTGTCTCTTCTGCATCAGTAACTGAAGGGTCAAATCCTATATCTGATGTTCCAGACACTTGAAAATTAAGTGTTTCATTACCATCGTATTTACCTCTAGACCTAAGTAAAGCCACTAATTGGTTTTCAACATCACTATATCCAGCACCAGAGTAAGTGATAGAAGTGCCAGTTGCAGTACCATTGTATGTAGTACCAGTATTATCTACAAAATCAACGTAAAGATTGAAAGATGAACCAGTAAACATATTTGCTCCAGCTGGGTCTTTGTAAAACACAGGGTTAATAGTAGCAGTCGCACCAGTAGCAGCAGTTGCTAAGAATGCGAATTGAGAATCTAACTTCCCATCATCGTAAAGTGCTTGGATAGCTGGGTCAGAAGACACAACGTTTGTGACAGTACCAGCAGTTGTTGCTGTATATGAAATTATCGGAGAGTAAGTCGTAGCTGAAACTATTGCTTCAGTCGTTGATTCATCTAATGCAGCATCAATTGTGATACCCCATGATAAACCAGCATCATAACCAGAGAATCCAAGAACTCTTGAAACGAATAATTGGTTTGATTGTGATAAATATGATTTGGCGATATAAGGTAACTCATATGCTGGTGCACCTGTGTCTTTTACCTTGGAAGCGTTTTGTCCTCCGAAGAATGATGTAAATTCATCGTAGTTGCTAACGAAGATTGGTTGGAATGCTGGACCTTTTACCGTCTCACCAACTAATCCTAATGTTGTAACACCTACTTGACGTGTCACATAAGAAAGGTCCTTTTCTGATGTATAAACACCTGGACTTACGAATACTCTGTTTGTTGAAGCCATTATTTTCTAATTTTTTATTTAAGTTTTTATTATTAACGTTGTTATCGTTTATTATAAATATGTTTTAATTTCTCAAAAAATTTTTTATGGAGTAGAATACTCCATAATTAGTATGATTTTTTTCTACCTTTTGTCATACTTATATATAAAACAGCTATGAAACGTACAAAAAACCTTAAAATAACACCGTTAACCCATAAACTATTAAAAGAGTATTGTGAGGATAATGGACTTAAAATGTTTGCATTTGTTGAAAAGATTATCAAAGAACAATGCAAAAAACCTACTGACCTTTATGGGGAAAGTTAATGATATTAATCAATTTAGGTTTTCTACCTTTAACTATTTTATATGATTTGAAGTTATGGTTTTTTGCACAATTATAACCCTCATCCCACCATTCCTTCATAACATCTTTATCAAACACAAGACAATTATTAGTCAATTTTCTTGGTGTGTAGTAAACATTAATCATAATATTATCTTCTTTAATCTTAGCTTTTAATTTATCTATTAACACGTCACTCCTACCTAATTCTGAATACATCATATTAATTTCAGACATAACACCATCAAATACATTCCTAATATACTCAGCTACAAATCTAGGATGTTCCTCTTTAAGTATTATCACATCTATTTCAGTCGCACCTCTATTAATAGCTTCTTGAATTGGAACGGTCTCAAGAATACCACCATCAATGTATTGTAAATTGTTTTTAATTATTGGACTCATGAATGGGTATGCACTACAAGATGCTTGTGTCCAATCACAGAAATCATCATACCCCCAGTTTGTTGAAGATTTGTATTCTATTTTCTTAAGTGTGACATTAACAACACAAACAACTAACTCTTTATTAAATTCTTCTTTAACTCTGATATATTCTTTTTCAGACATAAATTTTCTAATTAGTATACCTAGATTAGAAGAATCACCGAATGATATACCACCATCTTTCTTTTCTATTTTAAACCAAGGGAATTTATCTTTTTTACTAATTGTTAAACTAGGTGTTATATTTTTTGCAACCTTCCACCAATTAAGTTCCATTTTAACCTTACCATTTTGATTTTGTGTTATTTTAAATGGGTTAATTTTCCAAATATCTTTATTATTTACAGTAGTATAACCAGATTTTAGTTTTTTTATATTACCAGTAGAAGCAATTAGTTGCACAAGTGTACCAGTAGATGATGAAACATGTAACTCATAATCTTTGTTTTCTTGGGTAATTAAATAATCAACTACACCACCAGCAAAGGCCCCCATAGACCCACCACCACTAATAACAATTGCTTTCATTATTTTTTTATCTTTTTAGGTTCAAAATATTTAGATTTTAATTCTTTTTTAGCTAATTGGTAATTCCAAGAATCAACAGCATGTGCTTTTTGCCAAAACACAATATTTAAAATCTTAGTACAAAACTTACCATAATTATTTAGTTTATCATCAATTTCTAACTTACCAACAGAAGCAGAAACTGTCGTCTCCTTATCACCGAATGTTGTATTTTCTTCAGAAGTAATCATATCCTCAAGTATTTCACCATTAACATTCCAAATCAAATCTAAGGCAAAACCAGTATTATAAAACACATGTCCCACAGAATATAATAAACCATCTAGTAATTTCCACCAAAACTTAAAGAAACGCTTCCAATCCTTAAGCGTTATGGATAACCAAATAGAATAAACTAAAGAATATACAATTCCAACGGGTATTAATATCACACTAACAATTAGTGACATTAATAATACTACAAGTGATGTTAAAAAAAAATTCATTATCTAGACCTTTTACCTTTAATTTTTCTTTTATTTGGTCTTATCTTTTTTAGTTCGATATAATCAAAATCAAAATTTTCTAAAATAGATAATTTATAAGAATTAGCACCATCACTATCTGGGTCTAAATTATCACATATGTACACTTGCTCTATAACAGGGTCATATGTTAAATGTTTAATTTTTATTGCTGTCAAACCATTACCATCTTCAAAATCTTCATAAATCGTTTTTCCGAGCATTATCTCTCTAAGTATTATCTCTAAAAAGTTTGTTTGTTGTATTGCCATTATTAAAGTTGTGTTTGTAATTCTGTTATTCTATCCCACACTTGTTTATCAACAAATATGTTCACCACATCCGATTCAAAGTCTTCCCAAGAACCTTTTTTAAGTGTGTATACGTTATATTTTAAACCAGTACCATTAAAGCCATATGTTGATGTAATATAATTCAATATACCATCCTTTGAGTCACCATAACCTAAACCTAAACGACCAGAATCTAAATAATATGAAACTAGATTTTCTATAGTATTCAACAAGTCGGACGCATCAACAAAAGATAAATATTTCACTGTTACCTTAACTGCTTTTCGCCATCTATTAGGGGCCTCATCAACAACATGTTCCCAGTAATTATGCCATGTATCAACTAATTTATCAACAGCCTCATCTTCTGACATACCTTTAACTAACATTAAATGTTGAACAACTTGCATGGTTTGGGTATCACCAGTTGGACTCACTTGAGGATTTGCATAATACTCAACAATAATATCTTTTTCTTCATTAGTTAAATTTACCCAACCCTTTTCATAATGAAAAACCCTCATTATTTTTTGCTTGTGTTGATAGTCTTCTGAAAATAACCCACCATACTTATCTGTTATGCTTATCGCATCAGACGTTACGTCAGTATAATTGAAGTCTGTATTACCTGTCGATACAATAAAAGGTGGTTTACCACTTAAGTCTTCTTCTCTCCAAGAATCTAAATATGAAACTGGTGTCCCACCAATATCATACGCATATAATTTTAAACTGTTACTCATATTTATAATTTTTACTTATTTTATTAAATCACATTATCATCTAAAATACCATTAATTAAAAGTGTTCTCTCATAAACAGTATGAGTCCCACCACCAGATGAATCATACTCTATTTTTATTATTTTATTATTAGCTAAACCAGTTACAACACTAGATAAACTTATAGTGTGAATTTCATTACTAAACGTACTCATTCTTTTTTGTGAAACCCTAATACCATCCACCGTAATATAGAAAAAATTCAAAGAACCACTAGTACTATTTGCTCTAGATGCACTAAAATCAATATTATATGTACCTAGACCCCCTAAATTGTTAGTTGTTAAAGACATATTAGTTAAATCTACTGGCGTTACACTAACAGTTGATGTTATACCAGTAGAGTAAACTGATTGTATATCATTTGTTATCCCACTAGTACTACCAGTATCACCTTTATCACCTTTAGGTCCTTTTATATTAACTATTGTCAATGAAGAACCGTCAGCTTGTAATTCTATAGGTGCAGTACCATTAGTTCTTCTATACTGTATCTTTAATTTATCACCAGAAACCAATTCTAAAGGTGTTACAAAAGATGCGGTAGCACCAAATTGATTAGTTCTGTTGTACATTTGCCCAACAGTACCACCAACTAAGTTATAACCACCACCATTATCTAAAACCAACCTAGATTCTGCTTGAGACCTTTGATTAGAATTTTGAACCTCAGTAGAAACAACACCAAACACCAAATAAGTACCATCCGTCTCTATAACCACCTCTTGATTATTAACTGATGTATCGTGAGAATAATCATCACCATTAAACTTTTCGTTAGTTAATGGTACATCAACCCAATTGTTCGAAGTATTAGCCAAGGTACCACCAACACCATCATAAGCATTAAAATAGTTTACGTTTTGAGAGGTTAAAGCACTTAAACTAACACCTATTGCAATAGAATCATTCCTAACTAAACCTAATACCTCACTAACACTGTCATATGTACCACCAGTAACAAAGGTGTTAACTGAGGGACCTTGAGGACCTTGCGGTCCAGTATCACCGCTAATACCTTGAGGACCTTGCGGTCCAGTATCACCGCTAATACCTTGAGGACCTTGCGGTCCAGTATCACCACTAATACCTTGAGGACCTTGCGGTCCAGTATCACCACTAATACCTTGAGGACCTTGCGGTCCAGTATCACCGCTAATACCTTGAGGACCTTGCGGTCCAGTATCACCAATAACACCAGATAGGTTTGAACCATCACCATAAATTGTGTTAGCACTTAACACTCCAGACAATTCAATATCTTGATTTATTTTACCACCAAAGGACTCAATAAAGTTAATACCAATATTTGCGACTTTAAAGATTTCATTTGTATTTGAAAATATTCTTACATCCCCAGATGTCAACTTATTTTGTAACACTACAGAAGCCCTTAAATCTTCCATAGTAAAAGCACCATCTGGTGTTAATAATTGAGTAGTACCAGCAGAAAATGTAGTCCCACTCGGTGGTATTAAATCGCCAATAAATTGATTTGTAGATGCACTTAAAATAAGTCCCATTATGATGATATTTTATTAATTGTTATATTAGAATCCCCAGCTATTGTTATTAGAGAACCACCACCAGTCGCTCTAGATATTTGAAGCTTTATTTTGTCTCCAACCAAAAATTGTTGTCTTATTGTCTTTGATATAGA